TATCCGCTCTTAATTCAGCTAAATCCTCATTTTGTTCGAGTTTTTGTTCAGTCAGGTCTCGAGCCTGCATTAGCTTAGATTTATCTAAGTTAATTCGTGCGTCAGTTTCTTCTTTTTTCCTAAAGTCGTCCTGAGCTTTCAAGTCGAGTTCTTGAGATTTCAACTTGATTAACGGATCACTGTCCAACATAGATGTAATCTCTTTCTCTTGCGTCATAAACTCTTCCGTATATTCAGCGATTAAAACTGCTTTTCTAGCTTCCATTTGGATATTAAGCTGTTGCATTTGTTGTTGAGCTTCAGGACCTTGTAAACCTTGAGCCTGTGCCTGTTTCATTTGCATAATTTGCTGAGCAAATTCTAATTCAATATGTTCCTGAGCCATCAAACTAATATGTTCAAAAATATTCTTTTCTAAGGCCCCCATGATTGGTGGATTATTTCGTGCAAAATTCGTTGCCATAAAATTCATATGTGCCGTGATGTGAGCTCGATGGTCCTGATTACGATAAGCTTGGAAAGGTTTCTGAGCCATTGCATCAATATGTTCCAACGCCGGATCCTTAGGTTGAGGAGGCGCAGGAGGAGGTAAAAGCTGATCTATATTTTTAATTCCTAAAGCCGAGTACATATTTCTATAAGAATTATAAAGATTATGCATCTGCGGATTAGACATGGCTAATTGTAATTCAGTTTGCGCTAACGTCACTCTTTGAGTCATTGAAAAAATATTAGGGTCCGCCACAGGAATAATATCAATTCGTTCGTCAAAATCCATTTGCTTAACCATTCTTTGTCCTCCCACTACATCGTAAGGGTATTCTTTAGGTAGATATTGAGAAAAAATATTTGCTAATAATTTAAATTCTTGTTTAAGACCGTTGTACAATCTTTTATGAATTGCACTCATGACTCTTGAACCTCTTTCAAGAAGAGCCACCGTTGTTCCAACGGCAGCATTTTGATTTCCATCTCCCACTTGCATATCCGCAATTGAAGCAAATCTCTGTCCTGCTTGAACAACAATACCCATTAATTGTAAAAGTGTCTGCGAAGGTTCTTTATAAGGAAGAGGAAAGAAAGCTTCTTTCAAACTTCCACCGGGTGCATCCACATCTCTAAACTCTCCAGGCTGTAAAGGTTGAGCATCGTCTCTAACCCGTATGCCTCTCATCTTAAATCCTGCAGGAAGATTGGATAACGTTCCTGCATCCAGTAATTGGCGGAGAGCAACTGTTGCCGTTCTACTCAAACCGCCAATCATGTGTATAAGTCCAAAACCGTAGAATCCTAATCCTGGCAGGAATTTAAAATGGACAAAGTATTGGACTTTTTTCTTGAGTGGGTCGTTGGGTTGATAATTTCTTCGAATAGATAAAATTTTTCTAGCTCCTGCTTCAAGGGTCACAATATAAGGAAGTTTGATCCCTGAAGGTTCCTGACTCTCTTGATCCATATCTTCAAATCCTTCTAGATCTAAATTCATATGAGCCTCTAAAACAGTATAAGTAGTATCTCCTGAAGCCGTGCTATATGTTTTTCGAGTTCCTTCTAACTTACGTTCTTCTTCATGAACTTTATCTTCGGTAAAGTTAGGTCGACCTAATTCAATATCAGAATAAAACCCTGAAACTTGTGCCTTACGAATATCATTTTCTGACATATACATTCTTTGAAAGATGGCTTCTGCATCATCCAAGGACGTTGCCGCATAAGGAACGATTAAATCATCGGCTTGCACGAATTTAGAAACGGCTCGGCCCATCATTTCATCGTAATAAACTTTTTTAAATGCAGAACCTGCTAAAGGTAAATAGAATAACATCTGATCAAACTCAGCTTCATACTCTGGCATTTCATTCATGATTTGATAATTCATGTAATCTTTAACCCGCATCGATTGATCTTCTTTTTCACGTGTGGCTACTCCAAGAATTTGAGTTCGCACGGGTCCATCTGACGGTAAAAGTTCTTTATAGGCTGTAGCTTGAAACTGAGTGACTGCTTCCGCTAATACAGGATGCGTAGCACCTGAAGCTCCTTGAAAGGGTTGTGAACGATTGACGTATTTAAACCCTAAAAGATCCAGGCCTTGAGTATAAGTTTGTTCCCAGTCTCTTCTTGAATTTTTATAATCTTCGTAATTTTGATAAAGCTCCGAAGCCAATCGATTAATAACGTCATCAGGAAGTAAGTCGGCTAAATTTGTAAAATGGTCATCACTTCCTGCAGGGGAAGCTTTTCCAGGTTCAAAGTCTATATCCGCGCTGCCATCTTCATTTTGAATGACTTCCACACCCTCATCATTAACCTCTTGAAGTTTTTGAGTTTCTTCAATTTCGGTTTCTTCAGGGGATTCAATGTGAATTGTTTCCTTCACATTCGGAAGGGCTTTGTCTATTTTATCTGCCATATGATTCCTACGATCCTACATTAACTCGTTTAGGGTTAGAAAACAAGCCTACGATGCCTGTTCCTTGAGGGTCCGGTCCTGATAACGGAGGCACTGCTCCAGGTCGTCTGGCAATGTTGCCGGTTTCAATAATTCCGCCTTCAGCTTTTTTCTTCAAATGTTCAGGAATGTCTCCTCCGATAATTTCTAAATATTCCTCTTCTCCATAGACATTTCCTAGGTGATCAATTCCTGAATGTTCAGGTTCAGGTATAACTGCCTCTTCGCCTTGAATATCTTTATAAAGTTTCTTTTGAGCTTCTTTTTCTAAAGCTTGTGTTTCTTTAGCTACCGTTGGCTTTACACCCGCCAAATCTTCCAGGGCTTTAACCACATCATCTCCTTCAGTAAAAATATCTAAAATCTCAGCTGAATCAGGTCTTGTATCTTCAGGACCCCAACTTCCCATATCAGGTTGATTATATTCAAATTGTGGTTCCTCTACCTTAACCCTTTGAAATTCAGTCATACCTTGAGCCGCTGCTTCAGGATCATCTACACCAAATTTTTGATAACCTGCTTCCCCCGGTTTATAGTAAATACTTCTATTCAGTCCCCCTATCTCTTCTCCTCCAGGCCAATGAAGTGAAATTTCACCGGTTAATGGATTTTCTTCCATCATCACTTTTTTACCGTTCAATATCATTTCATATTGATCCCCTTGAACATAATCTTTGTCTGCCAGCTCTTTAAGTTTGCCTTTGAGTTTAAACATCTCCACCGCTCTAAAGAACCATTCTGGAACATTTTCAGCACCTGCAAATTTCGCTGGAATATTTTTAGCAACTGTGGTTGTCGCCGTCTTCGCTGTTTGCTTCAGACCTCGACCGGTAAGCGCAGCTACGCCCACGGTAATCGAACCCACAAGCCATTTCAAAAACGATCTTCGAGTCATGCCTTTAAGTGGTGGAAATTTGTCTCCACCTTCAGCAAGACCCACTCGACCTCCCTTACTAAACCAATCGAAGAAGTCTTCCTGACGTTCCCCGGCTCTGAATTCTTTTCCCTTCTGTTCTCGTCCTTCATAAAAGTCTTTCATTTTTGCCAGCACTTGTTTTTGTTTTTCGATATCTGCCAGCTCTCCGTCGAGCATGAGTTCTTCCGAACCTAGAAGTTTAGCTCCTATAGCCGTTGTTCCCAGCCATCCTTGTTTGTAAATCGTATTCATCGATTGTGCGTCTTCTTCACTGACCACGCCTTGTGCTCTTAAACCATCAATATGATTACTAATTTCTTTATTAAATTTGTATTTGTCCCAGGCCATTGATCCTGCGAGTAGTGCCATGGGAAGTGGACCGAAAGGAAGCATTCTTGCCCCCATACCCAAAGCTCTTGGAAGTCCTCGGGCGGCTAATTTCTTAGCTGCACCAAATCCATATTTCTCCGTTCCAAATGGAAACACCAATCGTGTTCCTCTCGATGCTGGAGCCATCATTCCCCTCTTTAAAGCGCTTCCTGTTTCTCTCCATTTTCGTGGATCTAAATGTCTTAAACCTAATTGTTCTGCTTCGATGGCTGCTTTTTCTCCTGCTTTGGTTGCTGCCGCAGCTCCCCAACCTGGTCGTGTCTTAGCTATATTTTTATAATGCTCCCATTTTATATTTCGACTATCTTTAGTATCCAAAGCCATCGCCCATACGGCATCAATCGGATTCGCGAACATCTGTCCCATATCGTCTCCTCGTTTATATTGATGCAACTTCTCTGCGGCATACGCCGGAGGAAGAATGAACTTCATGCTCTTGAAAAAATTACCTACCTGCTTGGCTCCCATAGCGTCGGCTCCAAGCCCTGCGCCTATCCCAATCGGTATCGGTGCTAAACCCGAATAGACCGGATGATCCGCGATCCAGTTTAATATACCCTCTTGCGGTTCCGGATCTCCTTCCGCGTTGACGAACTTGCCTTCGATAGGGTTATAAGTCATTTGGTCCGTGGTCGATGTTTCTTCAGCCTCAGCTCCACCCATCATGGCCCATGTACCGGCGCCCACGGCTCCTACAGCACCTGCTATCATTCCCAATCTTCCAGTCTTAGGTAATTTACTTAAGGCTCTTCTAACCAAACCTGGATTGTCTTTGGCAGCCGGACAAAATCCTCCTGCCACACATGGATTTCTTATTCCTTCTGCATTAGCTTGACGATTAATGGCTTTTTCAAGAATCGGCTGTAATTTAATAGTTTCCTGCTCTGATAAAGATTCTCCTAATAAAGATTCTAACCATTTTTGAAAATCAAGTTGGCTTCCTCTAAGAAGGCCTTTTCCAGGCCTTACTGTACTTCTAATTCCTTCAATACCACTAAGTTCAGTGATCCAGTCTTTATGAATTTTTCTTTGCATATTAAATCGTCGTGGATCGTTCTTGGGCAATTTAGAAATATTATTCCATGAAGCATTAAATTTTTTTAATGCATCTGCTTCAGCTCTATTCGAAGGTGTTGGAGATGCTTCCACTTCATAAGCATTTATACGTCTAGTTCGAGGATGATGAACTTCTGCAGGACCTCGGATTCCATATTCAGGTTGTCCTAACGCTTTATTTAACTGTGCTCTTAATTCTGGCTTATCTGAAATAAATTGTCTTTTTTCAAATTCAGCCACGGTCTGGTCAAACGTTAAATCACCGGGTTTATACTTATCAATAAATTCATCGACAGCCATGGTTCCTTTGAGACCATCCCTACTAATTAATATTTCTCGACCTGTAGAATCTTTAACTCCGCTATTAAGCCGAGTGCCATTAATAATATTTAAACGAGTAGAATTTGGATAAACATCCGCAAATGTAGCGGTTTTAGCATTTGGATCTATTTTACGATTTAAATTCATTCGAGCTGTGTCATACAGATTTAACCATACTGCGTCTTTAGCAAAAAAGTCTCCACCTCGTGGACTCGGAATTCTGTACATTTTAGCCGCTTGTTTTCTTCTTCGTATCTTTTCTCTCTCTCTAAGGTAAGGTTTATTTTCCTGATAACGCTTTCTTCTACCTTCTTTAAATTCTTCATATTTTATTGGATCATCCAGGCCTAACCTTTTACGCTGGCCTAAAGCTAGTCGTTTATTTAGAACTTTCTTTTTTAATCTTCCATAAAGCAGTTCATTCTTTTTATATTTTTGATACTCTTCAGGGATTAATTTTTCGGCGTCTGCTAAAATAACTTCTTTTGATAATTGTGTCGCCACAACACTAGGAATATTTAAACGTAGTCGTTTTTCTACAACATTACCATAATTAAGCTTAGCCCCAAGCAGAGTAGTTCTATCTTTTATTACTTTAAGAAACTCACGATCTTTCATTGGGCTTTCATTAAACAGTTTCTTAAACTCGTCATCAGGAAGATAAGTTTCAGCATCGAAATTTTCCCCTGCTTGCGCTACTACTGTAAATTTTCCTTTCCCTGCTTTTGCCTCCTTTATTAAAGGATGATCTTCTACACTATCAGGGTTGCTATAACCTATTTCCTTAGCAATTTTTTTTACACTAACTAAAGATCCTTCAGGTATATTTTTTAAATGTTGATCTAAAAGATCAGCGAATCCTTTATTACCCAGTGAAATTGTGCTCAGTTTTAACTCCGGTATTTCTTTATTAACGGACTCAATAGCTGAGTCAACTGATGCAATCGGTGGTCTTTTAGTGTGTGGAAAAAATTGTTTTGCTAATTTAAATTTCTCTACCTGACTTCCAGATGGTAGAGTTTTTAAGTGCGCCTCTAATGCTAGTCTAGCTGGACTTTTAACAGCCATCAAACCCTCCTAAACATGGAGCCGACGCCTCCACCAAAGGCCATAGGTTCAGGGGTCATATCTCCCCAGTCAATATCTAATTTTAATTCATCAAGATCGTCCAAGTCTATACCGGCCTCATCAGCCAAGATTTCTTTTTCTCTGAGCAATGCTTCATTAGGATGCATCTCTTCTCCTGTCGTCAAACGGTTTCGTGCCTTTTTAAGAACGTCAATTTCCTGAACGTTATAACCTTCTTTAGCTAACCCTATGTCATCAAGGGGTTGGTCAAAATTTTTCATGAGACGAATGTTAAGAGAAAGTTTTGTCGGTTTCATAGGTGTTGTGGCTTTCGGACCAGAAAACGGATTAACAAAACCTTCTGAAGTTACACCCGTACCTTCAAGTCGCTTCTCTAGGTTTTCGGTAGCTTGTGCTTTAATTTCAGCATCTTGCCATTCTTTTTGAGTTCTAAAATCCTTCTTCTGGAAATTAGCTGTTGGATAGTCGGATTTAAAAGCGAACATGATAGAATCTTTACGAGCCTTGATATCAGCGACTTCTGCAGCGATTTCCTCTGCAGACATTTCTCCAAATCGGCCTTCGCCTTCTTTTATAATTCTTATCGTCTCATCTTCATAATCCAATTTCGCTTGGTACTCTCCCTTGGTCAAATAACCACCAGGAGTCTCAGGTCCTTGTTTAAGTATCGGTTTACCAATTACCTTTTCAAGGACTGAAATTTTTTCTTGACTCGTTGGTCCATATTGGCCTCCACCAAAAGCTTCTAAATCAGGTATTTTATCAAATGCATCATCGCCATAGTGTTGTCTGAACACTCGAACAGGATCGGCAGACATAAAATCGCCTCCCCCTTTAAGATCATCCGCATTTTTAAGAGATTCCAAAGTATTGTCGGCAAGTTTAATTTTTCCTTTAGCGTGTTGATCCAATAGGAATGGTCTAACAACCGCTCTGAAGAATCCATCGTTTCGGGCACCAAATACACCGCCCGCAAAACCTTTTCCTTCGTTCATTCGTTTAAGTAAAGCTTTTCGATTGAGTTCTTCCACTGCTTGACCTTCAGGAGACATCTTCCATGCCATATCCGCTAATTTCTGGGCTCCTTCAGCTAGAGATTTTCCTTCAGCTTCAAGGGCATCGAGTTGAGACCCTAAATCTGCCAATTCGTTTTGTTTTCTTGTTTTAAATAACGATGCAAGGCCTTGTTCTCCGCCAAAATCAGGAACGTTGTGTTGTGTCTTCCAGGCTTGAAGTTTATCGAAATCGGCCGACTTCGACAGGTCTAATTTTAATTTTTTGGCTAAATCTTGATCAACTTTGGAAGTTTCCATAGCTGCTTTAAGAGTAGCGCTATCGATTTTCGCTTGGTCCGCGGTTTTTTTGGCCAAAAACTCATCCGCCGTTAATTTCTTGCCTTCCTTCAGGGAAAAAATTCCCGCTTCAGGAATTGGATCCGGATGAATAACTTCATTCGCCGTGTTAATATTGTCTAAAAATTTAGTTCCTTCACTTTCATTCATCTGATGAAGATAACGTGCGTCTTCT